TCTAGACCCCCATGATAGGCAACCACACTGGGTTATTTGGGCTATGATTGATAGGATTAATGATATGTTTGTGATGTATGAGTCGCAAATGCATTGTTCTACAAAGGAATTGGCAGCTAAAATACTGGCTACAGAGAGGTATTTTGGTTGGAATATGGTTAAAAGGCTCATAGACCCCAACTTTGGTCGTAGACCATCCTCATTCGGGTCCAATATAAACCTCATAGATGAACTAGGTGGCTACAATTGTAGGTTCAGAGAGGCTAATGATGACAAATCTTCTGGTCATATGAAGGTTAAGGACCTCCTACACTACTCTAAAGACAGACCTCTAGACATAAACAACAAGCCTAAACTATATTTTGTGCGTGATTTAGTCCCTAAGACCATACATTCTATGCGTAATCTACAGCATGATGAGTGGAAAGGACAGCAAGACAAGGACCCTAAGGAAGATATTAAACAAAAGGATACCCATGGGGCAGATTGCGTAAGATACCTTTGTGCCGATAGTCCTAGATATGATGGATTCAGTACCTATGAACCCTATTTATTAGAAAACCCATACTAATGAAACTTAGTCCTAACGAAAATTTATTGGTTTGTAACTTAATAGCCCAATACAAGAAACCCAGACAGATACAATCCATACTAGAAGAAGAATATGGAGTAAAGTTAGGGTTAAAAAGGATAAGGAATTTCTATGGCAAAGAAGAAAAACTCATTGCTGACCTTAGAGAACGTTACTTGGCTACAGTATCAGAAGTACCTATCGCCCAAAAAAAGGTCAGGCTTGAAAGAGAAGAACAACTCTACGAAGTCGCAGATGGTATCGAAGAAATCAAAGGCAAAATAGATTCTAAGTTAAAATGCCTGGCGAGTGCCCGAGAGGAAATAGAGGGTCGTGGTGCTCAAAGTGTTACCTTTGCACAATACAACCAATACAATCAATTATCTGACGAAGAACTACAGTATAAGATTAAAGAGATAGAATTAAAAATAGCTAAAGCAAGTGCTATAGAGGTGGAAGATGCCGTACAAGTCAGCTAAACAAAGAGCTTATCTGCATATAAAACATCCAGAAATTGCTAAAAGATGGGATAAAAAATATGGTGGGAAGATTGTTAAAGAAGATTCCCCTACCAGACACTCAAAGAGAGGTTAGTTATGCCAGAAAATCCACTACAAATTAAAGTCAGTGAGGACATGCAGAAACTCCTTGTGGAAGTATGCATAGACGATTATAAAAAAGCAGAAGATGCCCGTAATAAAAGAGACTACGGTCAGGATGATAAGGGTGCTGCTTATACTTTTGATTCTAAACTAGAATCTCTCAAGGATATGTTTTATGGTAAGAGAAAGCCGAAGACTGTTCCTTGGAGGTATTGTTCTAATCGTTCTATGAAGATTGCTATGGCTATTTTAGAGATGCTCCACTCCAGGATGTTTGCTGCTATCTGGAATGAAGATTTGGTTAGGTGGATGCCAGGCGAAAGAACAGACAAAGAAAAAGTAGAACGCATTAATAAATTTATGGATTGGTGGATTCGTGTCCATACCCGTATGAAGAACTTCTTCGACAAGTGGACAAAGGTAGCCACTGGATTCGGTGATGTTACCACCGAGATGAGTTGGGATGTTAAATACATAGATAAAGGAGAAGTAGAAACATCTCCGATTACTGATGAATTTGGTATACAGTTATTTGAGAAAGATGGTACTCCGTCTGTATCTACGTCTAAGAAATTCTATATAGAAGAGAAGACAAAGTGTGAAATAATTTCCAGAGAAAATCTATATCTTCAGGAAGGACAGAAGTCACTTGAAGACGAAACAGTTATTATAAAGTTGAAATATCTTTATTCTGATTTAGAGCAGATGGAAAGAGATGGAAAGGTTATTAACGTAGAGAAAGATTTAAGACCTAAAATAGAATACAAAATAAATACTCAATTTTCTAATAACAATGAAGAAGACATAGAGATAGTCAAGGAAGTTAAACTTAGAAACACTCCTATCGAAGTACTAAAAATTTACAAGAAAATAGATATAGACAGAGATGGTTTCCAGGAAGATATCAGACTTATTATCGACCCTATATATAATGTTTATTTAGGTGGTATTGCAGTTAAGGATATATCTAAGAATGGTAAACGACCATTAGACTTCACGAAACTCAACGACTTGATTGACCGACCAGATGAATTAGAAGGTCTGGGAATCCTGGAAATGGTTAAACCACTGTCAGATGAGATAGATGCTATATTCAATCAGATTACTGATTCTAATACACTATCAGTTTTAAGACCGTTCTTTTATGACCCAGGAGGAAATTTAGTTCCACAGAACATAACCCTGGCTCCGAATAAGGGTATACCTGTTTCAGACCCTTCCAGAAATGTGTTTATACCCGATATGCAGGTTCCAACTGAAAGATTGCTTTTGGCTATGCGTACAGTAATGGAGTTCATTGAGAGGCTCACTGGAGCATCTAGCTATGTGATGGGAAAGGAATCTGAAGTAGTTGGGGGGTCAGGGACCGCTACCAGGACACAAGCTATTGTAATGGCATCAGAGCAGAGATTCGCCATACCAGCACAAAGATTAAGAGAGGGATGTGCTAGAATACTTACTAAGATTTTTGATTTAGTCCAGAAAAATGTTCCTCCAGGATTAGAAAATCGTGTACTTGGAGAAGATGGTGAACCTATATTCCATGCTAATGAATTAACAGAAGAAGGTTTATCTGGAGAATTAGATGCTTATATTTTAGAGGATGCTTCTCAGGGTTCTGCTAATACAGAAAGACAACTGGCAGTATTTCTATACCAGATACTTCTACAGAATCCTATTGTTGGTAGTGACCCTATAAAGATTTACATGGCTACTGCTAATCTATTAAAAGCTCACAGAGTTAACCCAGAAGAGTTCTTAGGACCTATACCAGAGATGAGTGACTTTGATTCTCCAGAAGATGAAAATACAAAAATACTCCAAGGAGATTTTGCAAAGGTTAGAGCTAATTTAGTTGATAACCATATGCAACATATAATGGTTCATCAAAAAGTTCAAATGTCTCCAACACTAGCAGCAATCAATCCTAATATGTACCAGGAAATTTTACAGTATACGCAGTCTCATGTGCAGGAACACATGCAGTACATGCAACAAATGATAGCAATGCAACAGATTGGAGGTAAGGGTGGACCAGGACAACAAGCAGGTGCAGCTCAAGGAGCTCCAGGAATGGATGGGTCACAAGGGTCAGAAAATATGCCAGGTCCTGTCGGTGCAATGGCTCGAACAAAAGAACAGGGAGTTGCAAATCCTGCTCAGACAGCACAAGTTGGATGAAGCATTTAGAGTCCAGGCATTAATTGATGGATTCATAACAAAAGATTTACTTGTAGAATCTTACATGGAAAGTTTAACAAATCCCGAACAGGAGAACCCAGCTTATTAAGCTGAGAACGGAGGAAGTATGGATAAAGAAGTCCAGGAAGTAAAACCTGAGGTCAAAGAAACGGAGGAGGGTGGAGTAGAAGTTTCTTTAGAGGAAGAAATAAAGGAACAAGTAGCAAAAGTTGAAGTTGAACAGGAAGTAAAAGAAGTAAAGAAACCTGAAACAGACCATTTTAAGAATAAGGTCTATGCCCAGGATAGAATCATCTCAAAACTGCAAAGAGAAATTGATGAGATGAGAGTTCCTAAACAACCTGTTCAAGAAGTAGAACAAAGTTTAGACGAACTGGATAAGTTAGCACAGACTGATTGGAAAGCAGCTGTAAAGAAGTTAGCTAAAGAAGAGGCAAGAAGTCTTCTTCTAGAAGAACAACGTAGAATTCAACAACAGGCTAGTGAGCAAGAGTTCAGACAAATGTTAACTACTAACGAACAAAAGGTATTAAACAAATATCCAGAACTAAATGATAATGCATCAGAACACAGTCAAGTGTGGTTTGATATATTAAACAAAAATCCAAGGTGGAGAACATCCCCCGATGGTCCAATTCTCGTAATGCGAGAAATGGAGGATGTATTCCGTAGTAAAGGATATGATGTTGATGGGAGTAAAACAAAGGCAGTGGAAAATGAAAGAAGGCGTTTAGCTTCTGCACAAGCCACTACTTTAGGACCAGCAAGAAACACCCCATCGAACAAAATAGTCCTAACTAGGGAACAAAGGGAGTTTTGCGATTCAAACGGCATAGAATATCATGACTATGCTAGAACCCTGGCACGAACAGGAGAAAGGGGAATAGAACTATGAAGAATGACTTTATACCATCTATAAAAGATGAGGATAGTGAGTTCCTAAAAAAACGGGAAGAACCTGTAGAAATCAAAAAGGAAGAAATTCCTGCTGAAAGACCGAAGCCAGAATTACATATGGTAATGTCAACAGATGATTCCTACATATCTGACAGAATAAGTTCCCAGCCTAAAAGTCTGGAAGAAGTAATCTTTTTGAAAGAACCAATTTGTGCTCCTACGGAACATAGATTGTCCTTGCCTAAAGAACTTCGTGTATACGGAGATAGACTCGCTTTTCGTTGGGTTAACAAAAAGAAAAGAGCTATTGACGATGCTATAGATGTAAGAGGTTGGTACTTTGTTAATAGGATAACCTTCCCAGAAGTACCGAATCGGATTTTTTCAACTAGCGGTGCAATAGAAAGAGGAGATACAATATTGATGTACATGCCCCTGAAGAAGGCGGAAATACTCCGTAATGCTCCAGGCGAAAAATCAGCAGCCCTCTTAAAAGCACAACTTGCTAAAGGTGAAGGACAACTCCCAAAAGGACAGTCGGGTTTTTATAAACCAACAGAAGGTGTTTCTGAAGATGATAGTGTCGATACAGATGCTTTAGTCGAAGGAAAGCACTTTTAAATAATGGAGTAATTGGAAAATGGCAAACTCAAGTAGGCAGACAGGCTTACGACCAATTAATCCTGTAATCCGAGCTAACATATACAAATACGCAACAGGTAATGCTATCTTTATGTACCAACCAGTAACTTTGTTAAATACAGGGTTAGCAGGTCAGGCATTAGTAGATGGTACATCTGCTGGTGGTCAAGCTCTATTAGGTTCAGTTATCGGCTTTTTAGCTGGTGATTGGAGTCCTGTAGATAATGACCAAAGTGGGTATATTCCAGCGAATCCAGATGCAAATCAATTGGATTCAAATGGAAACGTTAATGTATTAGTAGCAGATTCCCCAGACCAACTTTTCGTAATTGAAGAGGATACTGGCGGTTCAGCTCTAACATTAGCATCAGTCGGAGCAGGTGGGGTAATGACTACCCAGGGCATTGGAGCAGCAGCGACATCAGGAAATACAATTTCTGGCGTTTCTAATGCAGTCCTTGATAGGTCGTTAGTCGGAGCAGGAGCAGGTTCCAACCTTACTCTTCAGTTAATCAAGTTGTGGGATAAGCCAGATAACGCTTATGGTGACTATGCAAAGTGGATTGTTAGGATTAACGACCACCAATATCAGAGAGCTTCTGATGCAACGTCTAACCAAGGCGAAATAATATAGGAGAATAAACTATGAACAGGTCAACTTTTAATAAGGCTGTTGTTCCTGGTTTGTTCGCCTTTATGATTCAAGGCTATACTCCTGCTTCTGGTTCAGATGACTGGAAGAAGGTTGTTAGCACGAGAACATCAAAGAGAGCATACGAGGAAGCAGCATATGCAGGTGGGTTAGGGATATTCCCTCACAAACCTGAAGGTGAAGCAATCACCTATGATGAGATTCTACAAGGTCCTACCAAGAAATGGGTCCATAAGACTTACTC